AGAACCTGTACTATAAATTATAGCATCTTTACCTGCAGTTACAGTATAAGTTGTACCTGATCCTGTAGTGCAAATAATACTATTAGCATCCCCAGTATTATTTAAAACATAATACCACATTTTTTTATTTGGGAATGTAACTGTACACGTAGCTCCTGGACTTCCTGTAAAATCTAATATCTTACAACGACCATTCTCTTGTGTATAAGAAGTTGGGTCATTTGAAAAATCTAAAGTCTTAGTTGCTCCAGATAACGTTACGCCGATATAGGCGTTAACCATATCGTCTACACGTTGTAAGTTATAATTAGTTTGGTCACCCCAGGTGTTATCGTTTTCACCTGTAGTCATTAACCTCAACTCGGCGTTAGTCCATGTTGATGCCATTTATTACTCCTTTATGCTATACGTATTATAGCGTTACTTGAATCTGCTACTGGCCATTGTATTTCAAATGTACCACCAGAAACTGAATAGTCTGCTCCAAAATTAATTACTGCTACACAAGAGTTACCATCATTCGTATTGTATATTAAACAACCACGTGTAGTAAATGTTGCTGAAGCCCATGATGCGTTAGCACTAAAATCTGTGAAAGCAGTTGTGCCAGTTGACGTTGGATTAACATTTGTTAATGCAAATCCGCCCGTTGAATAATTTCCTGATGCGGGTAACTCATCTGAGTTTCCTGTCATGTCAGAATAGTTAGTTGTTGCAGCACTGTAAGTACCTGTGATACTTGCATTAGCTTTAAACAACGCTACTTTAAAGGCGTCTGCTCCGTTATTAAAATCATGATCTCCTTCGAGTAATTCGACTTTGAAACTAGTACATAATGCTGATGTTATACCTGCCATATTTACCTATCTCCTTCTAATCTTCCTAATGTTCGAAGTTCACCTTTGTACAGTTCGGTGTTCCTCATTCTTACTTGTTCTTCCACCCCTAATGTTTGAACTGCACGTTCATACAATTGTTGGTAGTTGGTTAATTGCTGTGGGTCCTTCATAAATGTAGCTGCCTCAACGAGACAACCATATAATAAAGTATCCTGACAATTATCACCTAGATACGTATGTGCGGTACTAGCTGATAAACCCGGTACATGATAAGTATAACCTATTTCACACGTAGTGTCAACCCCCGGAGTAGGTGCAAATATAATATTTGTGTGCCTATTTGAAGTAGTATAAGCTGTTCCGGGACGTTGGTACGAGTAGTATATAGGAGTACCTGTTCCTGACGTCGGGTTTTTTGTATATTCACGTATAAAGGTTTCATCCTTTAAATAAAGCATGTCGCCATTTTGAATACGTAAAAATCGTAATACTACTAAGTCTTGAGGCATAGCTACACCTGTTGTAGCTGTACCTGATGCTATAGTAGTTGTTTTTCTAAAGGCGTTTAAATCTAACTCCTTCATAATTCTTAATTCTGCGTTCGCTATACATACATCAATAGGCGCAATACCTGACCCCGTAGCTGTAGTAAATTCTGTAGCGTCATTTTCAGTCCAATCTTGAATTGCTTGTTTTAATTGTACGTATGTTAATCCCATTTAATTACCCCATTCATCTGTACCCCACAGGTAAGTTCCCCAACCTGGAGTTACTGCTGCAACTGTTCCTAATGTTGCTGTCATTTCTGACATTGTAACTGCTACTGCAGTTATTTCTACAGGTGTTACAGATCCTAGTGTTGACGTCATTTGTGACATAGTCACAGGATGAGCGCTACTTAAGTTTATATCACCTAAGATACCTGTACCTGCTATACCTGGTGGTATCTCAGTACCATTAACAAATAGTCCCGTTGTACCTAGAGTAGCAGTCATTGTTCCTAGTTCAATTCCAGAAACAGTTTCTGATACATTAAGAGTTACACTTCCTAATGTAGTAGTACCTTCGAATCCTGCAGCTTCTTCTGCAAGATCAGCAATTACAGTTCCCAATGTAGATGTCATTTGTGACATCGTTACTGGATGAACTAATTTTTCTGTAACATCACCTAATGATGATGTTGCTTCAAATCCTTCAGCCGCTTCAGCTCCACTAATAGCTACTGTGCCAAGTGCACTTGTTGCTATCATCCAAGATGCAGCAGGTATTGGTAATACAACCGCAATTGCTATACCACTACTATTTAATACACCAGTAGCTTGGAAACCAGATGGTGCATCTGCTGGCTGTATAGCTGTAACTCGTCCTAAGTTAGCAGCACACTGGCCTGACCATTTTCCATACAACGAACCTAATTGTACAATTGTGCTCGATGTACTTTGAGGAGGTCTAGGTTTATATAAAACACTAGGGTCTCCCCCTTGAATATACATTTCAGGATCTAACTGAGGTTGTTTAGGTTCCCAGTCACCCTTGTATACTCTAAATCCTGTCCACTCTGTTCGAGCGTCTTTGTATCTAATCTTAAAACCTGATCGGTCGTCGATTAATACTGCGTGTTTACCCCTCGCGTATTTGCCCATTACGCATATCCACGAACCTTAGGCGTCACATAAAAACTTGCACGTTCTCTATCTTCTTCTCTAGCCAATTCCCATTCTCTTTCATACATTTGAGTTAACTCTTGTCTTCTAGGAATGTCTACTAACTTTGGATGTTTGTTTGCTAGTTCTACAGTTAAACCACTAATTAATGCTGGTAGCATTCTTTTTGGTACAGCTGCATTTTGTGCATAATTATCTCCTATGTCTTGTCCATACTTAATAGCCCACATTACTATTTCAAATCTACTGTCTTCACTTGGCCCAGGCCATAAGTAAACTGTATGATCTGCTACACCACTAGATGTAAACTCAGCATTTCTATCTACTGCGAATTTAAGTGGAGTACCTGTGGAATATTTGTTAGGATAAGAAAGCCAATCAGAATAACTAATTCTTTCCATCTCAATATCTTGATCTGGAGTTGCATCAGTATCACGACAAGCTGCCGTTAAGATATCTGAATACCCATTAGCTGATAAACTGAATGTAGGATAAGTTGTGTTATTAAATGAATTTACTGCTACTTTATGTAAATGTAATGTAAATAGATTAACGCCTTGGTTAATCCACTTAATCATTAATAAATTAAGAGAACGTCTAGCAGTGATTAAATCATAACCACCTTTAGAACTTACTCCTAATCGCTCATAAGCTTCTTGTATTACATCTGCAATCTGCAGATTAAATGTTCTTGTACCTGAACTAGCCAAGTTGCCCCCTTACATTAGTGCGCGAGTTACTACCCACAATAATTGACCTAATACCATAAAGCCAATTGTATACATTACTTTTGTAATGCTGTTAATTTTATCTTCAATATGCTTTAAATGATTATCCTTAATCGTAGAAACACGTTCACTTAAAAGTTTTATTTCACCTTTAAGTTCTTGTATCTCCAAATCATATTTGGAAATCTCTGGCATATTAATTCCAGTAAACTAAAGCGTTAGATGATGTACCTGTTACTGTAACAAATAAATTGGTAGCTGCTTTTACACCACTTTGTGGTGCGCTAAATGAAGCAGTTGTATTTGCTACTGCAGATAATCTTGCTAATACTGAACCTGACGCAGAGTTAGCATCTTGAACAACGGCAGTAGCTGTGTCACTTCCTGCAGTTAAACTAAGACCTAAAAATCTTTGAGGATGCGCAGTAGTTGCTTGACCATCACTGGTAGCATCTGTAGTTGTTGCGCCTGTAGCTATATTGGTTACTTGTGCATCTGTTTGAAACATGTTAACTCCTTAAAATGGGGAGACCTAAGCCTCCCCGTAATTAATTATTGTTTAACTCCAAGGGGTAACCATTGTTCCGTTACCATTTAAAGCACATTGGATAAGCCAAATGTTAGCTCCAACAGATCTACAATAAACTATTGAACCACCTAGTCCACCTCGTGTACTACCGTCCAAAGTTAAAGTATCAGTCCCTGCCGCATTAAATCCTTCCATAGAATTATCCCCAGTATCAACATACTGAGCAGTTCCTTGAAATACATCCGCTGTTGATCTACCTGCCGCTGTTCCAGCGTTCAAAGTAAAAGTTTCTCCTGAAAGGTTTGCTGTTAATAGAAA